TTCACTATCAACTAAAAATGTATTTTTCTTAGATGCACTGTGTGCAAGTAGCATCGCCTCTGCTGCTGCAGTGCCTTCATCTAATAAAGATGCATTTGCAATGGGTAAACCGGTTAACTCTGTAACTAAAGTTTGAAAGTTAAATAAAGCTTCGAGTCTACCCTGTGATATCTCTGCCTGATATGGAGTATAGGATGTATACCACGAAGGATTCTCAAAAACATTTCTCTGAATAACTGGTGGAGTAATTGTCCCATAATACCCCTGCCCGATCAGACTTCTCTTTACTTTATTTTGATTTGCTATTTCTTTTAATTCTGCTAATGCCTCTTGTTCACTACATCCATCAGGTAATTTGTAATCACCACGCAGCAATATAGAGTCCGGAACTATCTGTCTAACGAGTTCATCTAAACTAGAAAGACCCAAATCCTCTAGCATTTGAGTCTGTTCTGTTTCGGTAATACCGATATGTCTAGGAATAAATTCTGTCATTAAATGCCTTGATCTTTTTGACGATTAAAAAATTCTTTCATTGATGATTGCATTTGACCCTCATTTTCTTTTGGATCTAATTTATTATATCCTTTCATCTTTTTCCAATTACTATAAAGTGCTTGAAGATGCCATGATTGAGATAAACTCTTGGGGCCATTTTCAAGTAGTTCAATTTCCATTTTGTTTCTGGCAAAAGATTTGTATTCTTCTCTCCAGTTGGAGTCATCATAAAGTGGTGTTGTCATTATCCGTATGTAAAAGTTTTTCCTTTGATTTGTGATTGACCTTCTGGGTTTTTACCCTGTGGTTTAAATTTACCTAATTTAACATTTTTTGATTTGCCGAGTCCACCTTTTCTTGTTGCTGATAGTGTACCAGTTTTTTTCGTTTGTGTCAATACGGAATCCTGTCCATACTTTTTACCAAGTGCCTTTACTGTCTTTTTAAACTTTCTCTTACCCATCTTACCTGATGTGACAATATGACTTCTTTCTTTTACTTTCTTCTCCTCACCAGTCTTTTTATCTTTCTCCATGTATGAACCAGTTACTTTTGTGGCACCACCTAATCCTCTACCACGAATATCTTTATCTAATTGTTTTGCTCTTGCACGATTTTCCTTTGCAGACTTATCTGCTCTGGATGCAGACAGTGCAGCCATTCCACCTTTATCAGATTTACTTTTTATTCTCGCAAGACTACTCTCATCTATAAATTGTTTGAATGTCTTCATCCCTTGCAACAGTTTTTAAGTATTTATTATCTGATGATTTGTATGTCATCATCCTCTGTCCACAATTCCACTTTGTTTCTAAATCTACCCTCTGCCTTTAACTTTTCATATCTCTTACTTGCTTTCTTTTTCCACCATGACATGATGTTCTCAAGATAAAACTTATCCCAGTTCTGACCACGAACTAATTTATCTTGTTCACCTGCTATCACTTCACGCACATTACCATAACCATAATCAGATATGTAGAATCTTTTCTTTTCAGTAAGATTGAATGCCATATCAATAACTTGATTAAAATGATTTAACTTCTCTTTATCTTGTAGACTATTTTTAATAATCGATATCATTCTTCTTTGTCTCTTTAACTTCTTAGATGATGCACGATTCTCTGTAAGTGGTTCATTATTATTCCACTCCGTAAACTTATCGTGTAAATTATGAAATGCCTCTTTGTATAGAACAGGAATAAATTTACTGTCTGTCAAACCTTTGAATCTCATAAAGGGTTTGAGTCCATCATACTGTGATGCAGAACTACTTGATCCATAGAGAGAGGTTGTTTCAAATAATGCTATATCTTTTTCAAATATATTGTTTAGTTTTTCTCGAATAAAATGTGATACACATATCAGTGCTAGAAGTTTACCACCAAGATAATTATATCCAAATGGTTGTGAAGGAACTATTGCAAATCCCATTACAGCATGACGATTGAATATTGTTAAGTCAGGTGCTTTACCTAACCATTGATTTCTAGGTTTAGAATTAATTAAAGGAGATTGTAAACGTATAAATCCAACTATCTTATTTGTATTTTTTTCATACACCATCAAACGTAATTCACGGCCGGGAATATTATCTTCATTATTATGAGATGATACAGAACTCAAAAGGTTTCGATAATAATCTTGTGGTATTCCATTCTGAAATCTATCACCAACAAGACGAATATCAAACTCCATATCATTCGGATGAATATCTTGATTAAAGAAATCATCTTTAGGATCATCTAATATACTTGATTTAGTTACGACTGACTTTTTAACATGACGAAGATACTCTTCAAGATTGGTAAAGTTCTGAAAATAATCTATAAATTGATCTGCTGCCCATGTTGCTTTATCTTCATCAATCTGTTTAATCGTCATGGTCATCCCAAGGGTCTGTCAAATTATCATTAGCAAAGAATCCTTTATAGATTCCATAACCAGTGAGTGCTATCATCATTATAGCAATAGAAATGACAGTTGTATACTCCGGTGGATATGTAGCATGTGGTATCATTTAATTTCTTCCCAAATGATGTAATCATCAGGGTCTATCTTTTCTTGCATTGGCATATATCCTCCGCTATTTCTTCTTGGCATAGTAATAATATCGATAGTCTCTTCAAACCATCTATTCATTGATTTTGCCATCTGACGATATCCAGTACCGACATAGACTTGACCCGCAACAACTGCGACAGTTGCGATACCCCAGAATAAGTAATAACTTGACGATTTCATTTGTGCTTTTCTTTTTGTAAATGTTGATTTAGTCATTTTGATTTTCACGCGGATAATAAACCTCAACATATGAATTACATCGAGGACATGATAAGTTTGTTACCATACTATACTCGGATTCTCCAAAATCGTCAAGGTCATGATCGCCACCCCAGATTAATTCTGTGTTACAGTGCCAACAGTTCATAATATAAGTTTCTTAGTTGGTTTTGATAACTTACCAAACATTGAATTATACTGTTCGATAATTTCTTCTTGAGGATCTCCTATGTAAACAATATATTTTTTAGTCACTTCAAGTTTATCTTTTTGAAGTAAAGGAGACCAAGGAGCAAATGCAATTTGTCCTTGTTGCTGTGACGGTACGGCCACGATTGGATCAGTGATTGTAATTGAATCAGTGTCCTCTTTTGTAATGTCAGCGATTACATCTTCGCCAGACCACATACGAATTAGTTTTACAGTCATTTGAATTCACACTCCACCATAATTTCGGTTAAACAAGCAAGTAGATTAATTTCTTGATCTGCTACAAATGCTACTTGGTACTGGTATTTAGCCAGAACAAGAACAGCAGCAGGAATAGAACTAACGACCAAGGTTTCATATAGACTATCATAGATACGACGGAAAAGCAAAGTAGTATCATTATCCAAGTTGGTATTAACCCACTTACGGACTTCAGAAAAGTTTTTTTCTTTGAGATTCTTGGTGAGATCATTGATTGAAATATCTGAAAAGGACGCTAATATTCCGGAGTCTATTTCACCTCCAACTGAGTATCTTTGACACTCATTTAACACTCTCCTCCAATCAGGAAAATGTTTATTAATTAGTTCAGCAACAACTTTCTTATCACTTTTTATATTTTCTTTTTTAAGTATAAAATTTATCCTAGAAAAGAATTGTGCTGCTATTGTAGGTTTGTCTTTTTTATTAACCGAGAAGTCAACAACAGAACACCTAGAATGTAATGGGTCGATAATTTTGTTTTTGTAGTTACACGTAAAGATAAACCTGCAGTTTTTGGAGAACTCCTCAATAGACGCTCTGAGAAGGAGCTGTACATCGGAAGTGGTATTGTCTGCTTCATCAATGATGATGACTTTATGTTTTGAGTCACTTGTAAGAGAGACTGTAGATGCGAAGTTCTTGGCATTGTTTCTAACTGTGTCTAAAAATCTTCCTTCATCAGATCCATTAATAACATAATAATCTACACCTAATTCATGGCATAATGCTTTTGCTACTGTGGTCTTACCACAACCTGCAGGACCTGATAGTAAGAGATTAGGTATCTCTCCTTTCTTTAGAAACTGCAAAAAGGTATCCTTGATACCTTGTGGTAGAATACATTCTTCAATCTTTTTGGGTCTATATTTTTCAACCCAAATAAAGTCACTCATTTGCTTATAGTATAGGATGGTGGAATGTGATGATCATTCCAATGTCTGATGTTACCAGCAACAATAAAACAGTTAGTAATTATAAGTTGGAGAAAGATAAAGGTTCTTATGATTGCTATGTAATCTGCTTCTTTATCAGATTTACCAGACTTGTCACCAAGTGCCTTTGCCCATATTCTCCATACTTTGTTCATACCCAACTTGGTTTTCTTGAAGGGTCACGCAGATAATTTGATGAGACCCATGGTTTAGACCTTATATAATACTTGTAAGCAGTGAAGATGTCAATGCTTGTATCATACTTAAACTGATCTGGTCCTGCAAATGCAAATGATTTTGGTCTATCTACAGTAAATGGAATCAGATGACCTGCTTCTAGAACAGCTTTCTCACAACTATGAACTTTACCATATCTATGAGTATACTCTTCACAAAGTGCCATTGCATGAGCAACTAACCACCATGCATTAATATTAGATTCATTTGCCCAGACAGTGCAAGGATGGTTTCTAAAGGCACCTTTGTCTGTAAAGTATGGTGTACCATCTTTCTTATGTAATTTACCATAACCATGTCCCCATTTTTCAGAACAGACTATGGCAAGCATTTGACAAGATTCTAATGGCATCTTGACAATATGTTTATCAGGTAATGATTGTGCTGATACTGTTGGTGATGGATCAGTTACAAAAATGTTCATTCAGATGCCCTCCATTCTTTTCTCATTATAACATACTTTTCATCATATGCTGCTTTATCTCTCATTCTTTTGAAAACATTTGCAGAACGCGACTTTTCACAGTGTAGTGCGGTTGGCGACTGCGGTGATACGGAACCATCTCTAGCGTATTTCTTTCCACTAGGATGATTTGCATACCTACGGGAGCGAGTAAATCCCATTTCAAGAAACTTCCTTGCCATATCCATTCCAATGAAGTCCTGTTGCTCCTTATAGTCACAAAACATGGAGTAGATTTTATCAGCAGATTTGCGAGCAATAGTTTCATTTACAAATCTCCAATGAGAGCATATATCGTTAGTGTAAGGCCGTACCAATAGCACTCCTTGTTCTCCCCTTCCAATGCGATAAAGTTTGCGATTCTCTTCAATTGTAAAATCAATGTTTTTGTAATCAAGGTCATAGTCAAATTCTTTCATTTTATAAAATTGTGTTTTGATGTGCTGCTCTTTGTTCTGTTATGAATAACAATAAATCTATCTGCTGCAAACGTGCCTGCAAGACAGACATCAATCTCGTCACCATCTTGCCAGTTTACATCACCATTCTTTTTGGTGTGAAGCATTGACTCTTGAATTTTGTCAATAATTTCTTGTGTTAGTTTCATTTTAACCAAATCCTAATTTTTTTGTTTTTGAAGAAGTAGTTTTGGTTTCAAAAAATCCAGTAAAAGTTATTCTATCTGTATCTGTGAACCAATCTTCTTTTATATAAACACTATGCCAATAATGACTAGGATATAATATTAAACTATTATACTCAATATTTGCAACATATTCAAGTTGATAATTTTGAAAATTTTCACTTGATAGTAATCTCCAGTTTTTAGCTTTTATCTTTTTGTGTCTATCTCTGACTCTATCATGGTCATCATAATCGTCAGGAGTCCAATCACATACTGATTTTTTACCATTAAAAGAATAGAAGGCAGTCTTAACTTTATCTGATTTTGTTACATTAAGATTAAAAGCATAATCATTTAATGGATTTATATCCTTATCAGCGCCTGGAAAAGTATCAACGTGTGGGAGATATGACATTGTAGTAAACAAGTCTGCATTTCCATTGTAACAATTACCGTAAAATTCTATTGGTTCAATACTATCTGCTTTATAAAATTTAATAAGTTGACTAATCAATGGATTGAAATATGTGTCAACATCAAACCCAAAATCAATTGATTTTCCTGGCCTAATATTACTATCAAGACAACGATTCATCCACCAGTAACCATTGTCCAGAAACTCTCTAACCTGTTCTGGATATTTCAAAACATTTTTAGCAACAACTATTGGAATGTCTTTTCTTGATTTACAAGACTCAGGTATTTCCTCAAAAGATAAATCATTTAAAATGAATATCTCTTTCCATTTTTCACTAGCACATTTTATAGTCATAGCCACTCAGGTTTACGGTCAGGTATGCGAAGATAGTTAGTTGCAGCCCATGGCTTCGATGCAATGTATCTTTTGTATGCAACAAAGGTGTCTATGCTATCATCAAACTTCCATTCTTCAGGCATAGCACGAGGGAACTGTGTTGCCTTATGATAACAATCATTTGGAAGTTGTCCAGTTTTTTCGTAGAATATTGCTTCTGCTTCTAACAATGGTTCTTCACATGTGTGTGTTTTACCATATCTTTCTGTATATTCATTTGACAAACCAAAACCATGTGCAATAAGCCATGCAGTGTTATTGATATTTTCTGCAGCCCAGGCGGTGCAGGGATGACCTCTGAAGGCGCCTTTATCAGTTTTGTAGGGTGTACCATCCCTTTTAGTTAATTGACCCCAATCGAAGTACCATTTGGAATATACCATTGATAACATTTGACATGTCTCAAGGGGCATTTTGACAATGTGTTTGTCAGGTAATACTCTTGCCGATTCATAAGGGCAAGGTTCAGTCACGAATACATTCATAATTAATAATTATAGGTGCAGGGTCATTCCAATGACGTATGTTCCCTGCGATAATGAAACAATTAGTAACAACTAACTGTATAAAAATAAAGGTGCGAATCTTTGCAATGGTGTCTGCTTCCTTGTTGGATTTACCAGACTTTTCTCCAAGTGCTTTCGCCCATACTCTCCACCACTTCTTCATATACCTAACAACTTTCTTTGTCGTTCAAAGTATCCATGAAGAATCCATGAACTGCTGTTCATCTTTTCAGTTCCACCAACAGCCCATTCAAACTTTACTCTATCATTATTTCCAAACTTATCAAGCTCTGGTGTGTTACCTTTTGCACGGTCTCCACCATTACAAAAGACAACAGTTTGAGATATCTCTAGACATTTCTCAATCGCACCACAGGCAGAATCATCAACGTCATCCCAAGATACAACGGCGTCAACCATATTCAGATGACGAATAATGTCTGCTCTTTCTGTCCAAGATTGAAAATATTGACCTTTCTTTCTTGTTAACCAAGGGTCTCCATTCAGACCGACAACCAGATAGTTTGATAAATCTTTTGCTCTCTCAAAGTATCGAATATGACCACTATGTATTGGGTCAAACCCACCAGTGACAAGACTTACTTTTTCAAAAAACATTATTCAAATGTTGAATCAGGTTCGAGTGCAATGTAGTATTTTACATCAATATCTGTATTAGTGAAACAAGATAGAAGTTTTGATGACACAACCACGTTATATGACCCAGGCAGAATCTTAATATTCTCCACCTTAAAGTTAAACACAAAGTCATTTATGGTCTCACCAACGGTCACTGAGAAGTGATTGGATGTATCATTCTTCTTATCACGAACAACAATACTGATTGAACCATCTTTACCAATTACAGATAAGTCAGGAACTTGATATACTGCAGCAGCTTTAAGAAGTTTATCCAACTGATTAGTATTCAATTGAAAACAAACATCTTCAGTTGGCAGAGTAATCGCTTTCTCTGGTGGACTAACAATCACATTAGGGTCAGCAAAGAAATACTTTGACCTTGCTTTATCTTCACTAATGACAGTGTATCCTTCATTCTTAAAATCTAACTCAGGTTTTTGATGTAAACTCAATGCATTTAGAAACTGATTTAAATCATAGACACCAAAGTCTTTTGGTATGTCTTCTTCGATTGTTGCCTCTGCAAGAATATTTTTCATCACAGAGATTGTTCTCAAAGAGTTACCTTTCTTGAATAATATAGATTGATTAATAGTTGAAAAGTTTTTCAACAACATCAATGTTTTGTCAGAAAGTCTCATTTTTTGTGGTCTAAGTTTCATGTCACTAATTTTACTGATCACTGGATAGGTCTCATCCAAAGTTCCTTCCAGTGTTTCAGCAGCTAAACTATAGGCGTTTATCATAAAGGGAGTTTTACTCCCCTTATTATATCAGGCCTTTGGTGTCTCGTCAACAGGTGTAAACTCAACATCAGCATCTACTTTGTCGTACAACTCCATGAATGCCTGTTTGGTCTCATCATCAAAACGATTGACACAAACTTCAATTGCTTTTGCTTTGTTCTTAAAGATTGCATATGCACGAATGATATGAACAAGTCTACGAGTTGAGATGATCTCCTCAATACCTCCATCATAGAATGTCTTACGGATAATGTCACCCCAGTCAACAAGTCTCTGACAGAACTCATCATCTTTGATGTTTAGAGTTGCAGCAAGACCTTGAAGAATCTTGAACTCAGTCTTCACACTTGGGTATGCTTGTTCAAATGTAACAGGGAATCTTTCGAGGAATGCTTCATTCAATACGTTAGTGCCGATGAATCTACCATCCTCAGAACCTTTACCCTTTGTGTTTGCAGTTGCAATCACATTGAATCCTGGCGCTGGTTTTACATATCTTCCAATCTTCTTAAGGAAGACTCCTTTTCCTTCGAGGATTGATTGAAGGCAAAGAATCTTGTTGGAAGCCAAGTCAATTTCGTCAAGCAATAAAATCGAGCCGCGCTCCAAGGCCTCGATGATCGGGCCATTATGCCAAACAGTTTGGCCGTTGAGTAGACGGAATCCACCAATGAGGTCATCTTCATCTGTTTCAATTGTAATGTTTACACGAATAAGTTCTCTCTTGAGAGATGCACAGGCCTGTTCTACAGAAAATGTTTTACCATTTCCAGAGAGACCAGTGATAAAAGTAGGATAAAAAAGACGAGACTGAATAATCTTTTTAACGTCTTGAAAACTACCAAACTGGACGAAAGTATCATCTTTAGTAGGAATAAGGGATTGTTGTGTTGAAGGTAATGCAGCTGGTGCTTCAAATGATTTCTCAATCTGAGCAACTTTCTTTGCAGTAACCTTTAAGTTCCACTTACCACGAGTTACTTTGAAGTCTTTCAAGTAACGAGTGATAGTGTAATACTTGTAGCCATGAGATGCACAATATCCCTTGACATCAGCAGTAGTAATTTTTGATCCGTATAGATTTGTTAGGTCTGAGATCAATTCAGATTTTTTCACGATTGGTTGGAACATTTTTTTCTCTTGTGTCTATATATCAATTATAGACAAAAAAAGAGGGCTTGGAAGCCCTCTTGTGCAGCTTTGTCAACTGTCTTACATTGATCCTTTGTTTTTGTTGTAATCAATAATTGTTTTTTTATCTTGAGTGGTGTATTTGTTTTCACCTTTATCCTTAGGCCCACCAGCAGTATATTGTCTCTTTGAAGCCTCTCTTACCTTATCTGGCACTTTCCTCTCCTGAGCTGCCTTCATAGCATTTGCTTTTGCATTAATGCTTATCAACCCTAATATTTCTATAGCTGCAGAATCTCCCGTTGATGTACAAGAAGTCTTTGTAGGTTCTGAGACTATGGATGGAGATGCTCTCAAATACCCAAAAGGAAAAGCAGAAATAAGATTACAAAGAGTCGAGTTGGCTGAAGGAGGGATTGTTCCGCTCCACTCTCACCCAATTCCATTATTAGGCAATGTTGAGCAAGGTACCATAGTTGTCAAAAGACAAGGGATGGAAGATCTTACCTATACAGCTGGGGATACTTTTATAGTTGGTCCTAAGACACCAAAACATACAATGGGTAATGCAAAAACTGATAACGCAATAGTTTGGTTCGCAGCAATTGGAGCAAAAGATGTTCCAATTTTAATTCCCGCTGAAGGATAAATTTTAATTTTAAATCTCTTAAAAGCTT